AGCTCAACTGAATAGAGCACATCGCTACGAACGAGAAGGTTAGAGGTTTGAGTCCTCTCGGGACCTCCATATAATATAATGCGGCTGTAGCTCAGTGGTAGAGCATCTCGTTGCCAACGAGAATGTCGTCGGTTCGACCCCGATCAGCCACTCCAATAATCGAAGGACATAACAGATGGAAGACCTAGAAGGTATAGCTTGGAAAAATGCAGATCCAGAAGATCTTTGGATTTTTGATAAGTTGATCGTTGCTAGAAAGCTAGGTTATTCTTGTGGTCCGGCAGGCACGGATGTACTGTCGCCAGACCACTACATTGTCCGTCCTTGTGTCAACATTCCTGGTATGGGTCGTGGTGCTTCTATTCAATGGATAGAGCAAGATACCGACCACCTCGAGAATGGTCACTTTTGGTGTGAGCTTTTTAAAGGAAGACATATCAGTGTTGATTACAAGGATGGACAACAAGTATTAGCAGTAGAAGGTTTTAGAGACTCAGGAGATCCGTTGTGGAGATTTTCTAAGTGGAAAAAAATAGATGAAAAATTTATTATGCCTATTATATTTTTACCGTTGATTAAGAAATACGAATACCTTAATATAGAGTATATCGATGGTAAGGCTATTGAGATACACCTAAGACACAATCCAGATTTCGTTCATGGAAATAGCGTAGCCTATCCAGTATGGATTGATTCACACACATTTTATGAGGCTAAAGGATTAAAATATATTGAAGCACCTGACTTTCATAGAAAGGGCTTTTGGATAGACTGAGGAGGTCATTATGCACAGACAACAGATGAATATCGATGAAGTGGCTAAGTTTATCAATGCTCAGACACCTGAAACAAAGATCTACATCGGCGGCGATTCTGAACGTTTTATGCTTGACAATGTATGGCATGCCGATTATACTTTAGCTATAGTGATCCATTATGATGGCAATCGTGGATGTAAGATATTCGGTGAAGTCGTTCGTGAGAGAGATTTCGATCAGCAAAAAGATAAACCTCGTATGCGTCTGATGAATGAGGTAATGAAGATTGCGGATTTATATTTGAAGTTGGCAGAAGTGTTGGAAGATCGCATCGTTGAAGTACATCTTGATATTAATCCTGATGAGCATCACGGCTCTAGCTGTGTCATCAATGAAGCAACGGGATATATTCGAGGTATGTGCAATGTGGTTCCTCTTGTTAAGCCAAACGCTTTTGCTGCTAGCTATGCTGCTGATAGGCTAAAAGGTATTCTTGCAGCTTAAAATAAATGATCATGTAGAAATAGGAGAAGTGAAATGACATCGATAGAAGATACAGAAAAAAATATGGTTTGTTCCTTTGATTTTACAGGAAGACATATTATGGTTGATTGGTGGACTTATGCTAAAGTTCTTGAACATGAAATCGAAGTTCTAAAAAGTCAATATCAAGATCATGACACAGGTCATCTTAGAACAGCTGTTAGTGTTCTCGAACATCGTGTAAAAGATTTACGTAATAATAAATAGTATATTCCGTAATATAAACACAAGGAAATTAAAATGGCGGCTATTAGAATCACTTATCAATCAAATACAGCTGTAGAAAATCAGTGGGCAGTCACTGAAGTCGGCGGTGCATCATATACTGCTGAGAGACTGACTATCGATGTTCCTAGCTGGTCGCTTGTCAATGACGATGGACATTTTATCGAATGCAATGGTCAAGTTTCTAAAGAAGAAAACTCTATCAGCATTCGTAGAGAATAAGAAGAGATTGCGGGTGTAGCTAAATGTAAGAAAATATATGAATTATCTAATCTATAAAATAACAAATAAAATAAACCATAAGTATTATATTGGTATGCATAAAACCAATAATATTAATGATGGGTATATGGGTTCAGGTAAATTAATAAAAGCAGCAATAAAAAAATATGGGTTAGAATCTTTTATTAAAGAAATATTATTCATATTTGATAATGAATCTGATATGAAAGAAAAAGAAAAAGAACTTGTTATTATATCTGAACAAACTTATAATTTATGTCCGGGTGGTCATGGTGGATTTGGCTATATCAACGCTAACCTTCATAAATGGGAAGGTATTCATCAAAGGGGCCGGAAGTTAGCAGACAGAGTTCTCGAAGAAAAATATGGGTTGACTTGGCGCACTATCGTTGGAAAAAAAGGATTTAAATCTCGTCGAGAAAAATATCCAGAACTTAGTAGAAAAGTAGCTATACGTGGAAATAAAGAAGGATGGTTTGGGTTTAAAGATAGAAAACATAGTCCTGAAACTATTAAAAAAATGCAAAAATCTAAAAATGTAGGGAAACAAAATTCTCAATATGGGACTTGTTGGATTTGTAATGAAGAAGGCAACAAGAAAATACAAAAAAAAGATCTTGACATATATTTAAATTTAGGTTATGTTAAAGGTAGAATAATGCATCGGTAGTATATTGGTTATTATTCTTGGCTTCCAACCAAGTGAAGAGGGTTCGATTCCCTCTCGATGCTCCAAGATTCAACAGGCAGTGTAGATTCACGGCTTAGGTGTAAGTACTCATTTGGTAGTACCTCTGAGAACCTAGGCGAGGTCGGGTGAGTACAATTATTATTGGGTGGCTTGTGGCGTCACGCCAATAGTAAAGAAAGGCTCTTAACCTTGGAAACCCGGACATTGAAAAGAGGATGCATACTCGTTCCTGTTGAATGATGTTAGAGGGATTGTAGGTAGTGACCTGTAATTTCGGATATCGATCCGATGACTGGGCAACCTTCACATTTTATTGGGGTGCTAGTGATAACGGGAGCACGGTAGCTTTGCAAGCTTCAAGACAGGGTTCGATTCCCTGGCATTCCACATTGAGACTCCATCTATTATAAATAGCATATAAGACTATTTTATAGATGGAGTCTCCTTTATGTTTTACATAATATATAAAACAACTAATATTATTAATAATAAATTTTATATTGGAAAGCACCAGACAACCAATTTAAATGATGAGTATATGGGTTCTGGAAAAATTCTTAAGTATGCTATAAAAAAGTACGGGATTAAAAATTTTAAAAAAGAAATCCTTTATACTTTTAAAACAGAAAAAGAAATGAACGATAAAGAGAAAGAACTTGTAATCATATCAGACAATACATATAATTTATGTGAAGGTGGTAAAGGAGGGTTTAGTTTTATAAACAGAACGAGGAACCATGTTTCACATAATAAAAAATTGGCTGCAAATAGAGATTACTCTCTAACAGATAGATCATATATTACAGATGATTATCGCAACAATGCTAGAAATAAAACAAAAGATGGTTGGGCAAACGGCACGATAACTTTTATTCCAACCACAAAAGGGTTAAAATATTCTGATGAACAAAAACAAAAACAAAGTCTTTCTCAAAAAGGATCTAAAAATTCACAACATGGTTCAATGTGGATTACAAACAATATAGAAAATAAAAAAATAAAAAAATATGTTGATTCTATACCAGATGGATGGTATAAAGGTAGAGTGGTAAAACACACAACGTAATACGGTGTGTCAATCAGGAGTTATATATTGGATCGTAGAGCTATCAATCCAATATAAATAACAGGTAATATTTTTTTATGGAGGCTACGATGGATGAAGAATTTTTTGGCGCAATTAAGTTAGTAGCATTTAACTATGATCCTGTAGGTTTTATGGCATGTGACGGCCGTATTCTAAATGTAAATTCAAATCAAGCTCTTTATGCTCTTCTAGGTAATAATTTTGGTGGTGAGCTTGGTAAGACATTTGCTTTACCGAAATTAGAATCTCCTATGAAGGGCACTCATTACATCATCTGCGTCAATGGTCTCTGGCCTTCACGTGCTGATTGATGTTTAAGTTATTAGATCTCTGGGCTGATTGGTGTGGTCCTTGTAAACAAATGGCGCCTGCTGTCTATGAAGCAGGCGAAACATTCAAAGATTTTTTGACTATTGAAAAACTCAACATCGATATAGACATTGAAATAACAGAAAAATATAGAGTCAGGGCTGTACCTACATTGATCATATTAGATGATAATGGCAAAGAAGTTGCTAGGAAAATAGGTGCTATGCCTAAGTATAAATTATATGAATGGATTGAATCTACTGTATTAGGATATAGAAATGGAAATGAAACATAACGGATATTTTATTGCTGCAATCACTGCAGGTTCTTTGCTAATGTATCTAGCTGTTAACGATCAAATAACTGATTCTGTCACGCAGACACCTAACCCAAACATCGAGAGGTCTAATCTGATCAATGGTCAGGTTCCTCCTAACACACCTACTAAGACGATGTTTGAATCTCGCATCCTTACTGAACCTCAGACTGATGCTAAAGGTAAAAAGACAGGGATGGTATTGGTCACGAGCAGATCAGTAAGGGATACAGGGACACGTTCTCCTATCCATGTCCATCCTTTTGGCGGGCAGACGTGTGTAGTATCTGGTGAGATGTCGTTGTATCTAGATGGTGAATCTGAGATTAAAGTTGCGGGTCCTGGAGATTGTTATTATATGCCTCCAGGTCGTAGGATGTCAGGTGTTAACTCTGCGGACACTCGGACGATCATGATCGATACTTTCGTTGTTCCTGCAGGTGATCAAGTCTGGATCGTAGTAGAACCTGGGATGGAAGATGCTCAGAATCAGTTTGATAAGCTGTTTGATACAAGAGAGCATATTCACTAAACAATATGCCCCACTGGCCCAACTGGTTAGAGGTGCTTGCCTTAGAAGCAAGAGGTTCTCCGTTCGAATCGGAGGTGGGGCACCAATATAATGCCACTTTAGTTCAATGGTAGAACATTGGTCTGTGGCGTAAGGCTGGTTCAGCACGTGCTTCGGGTGTTTATGACACTCAGAAAGAAGCTGTGGATCAAGCAAGAAGAATTGCACAAAATCAGCAGACTACGCTTTATATTCACGGACGGGATGGGCGTATCAGGGAGCGAGACAGCTATGGTAAAGACCCTCATCCACCAAAAGGCTAAAGATGACAGCCACTATAGTTCAATGGTAGAACATTGCAGCAGTTCGATTCTTATAAGTTGTGTCATAAATATGTTTTTAGGGAGGTTATGATATGAAGAAATTTATCTTTACATTGTTAGCATTATTTCCTACAATGACACATGCACAAGACAAAAATGATTGTATGGATGCTGCAACAGCACATAAGGGCATAGGAGAACAATATGGTGAGAAACCATTCGTTGATCTCAATGAAAAAGGTATCAGACAATTAATAATATATGCTAACATGACTACTGGTACGTGGACAGTATTTGCTTTTAATCCACAACAAAATCAGCTGTGTGCAATCACTGCTGGTAAAGACTTTAAACCTGCAATGAGTAGGTTTGATCCTAAGCTGTGATATTTGAATTGGTGATATGATATGAAGACTGTTTTAGTCACTGGCGGTTATGGATATATCGGTTCGCATGCTATCAAAGCATTAGCAGATGCTGGGTATACAGTTGACAGCATAGATTTTAAGCAATCTTCTAATAAGATAAAAAATTATATCCGGTCAGATAGGATACGTGACATATCTAGGATGTCAAACATAGGTGGCAACTGGGGCGAGTATGATGCTGTCGTCCATCTCGCAGGATTGATATCTGTAGAACAATCAGTACAATATCCGTGGTTGTATTTTAAGAATAACATCCTGGGAACGAAAAATCTGCTCGACTGTATCACAACAGACCATCTGATATTCGCATCGACTGCAGCAGCTTTCAATCCTGTATCACCTTACGCGACTTCTAAGATCGCTGCTGAACAGCTAGTCAGGAATCAGAGTAAGAATCATACGATCTTTAGATTCTTTAATGTTGCTGGCAACAACGGCGAGTTCGGTCAGATAGGAGAATCGACTCATCTGATCAGGATTGCTGCAGAGACTGCTGCCGGCAAGAGGACACATATGAATATCAATGGCACGGATTGGCAGACGAGGGATGGGACTTGCATCCGTGATTATGTTCATGTGATGGATCTCGTCGAGTGTATCATCAAAGCAATCGAAACCCCTGCTAATACTGATTATGAGTGTATCGGAAGCGGCATCGGTCATACAGTGAACGAAGTCATCGATATGATGAAAGAGATATCTGGACAAGATTTTAATGTGATTGAATCTCCTCGAAGAAAAGGTGATACAGCAGAAGTCCTGATACCTGAACATAAATCAAAATACTTTTATGGAAATAGGACATTAGAAGATATGTGTCTCAGTGCATATAAGATGGAATTGAAATGAGGCAATTGCCGCCAATCTGAAAGGTAATACGAAATGGTTGCTGAAGTACATTATGCGTTTCCCCTAGCGATATATACTGAAAAATTAGATAATCATGAAGAATTTAATAGAGTGATATTGGATAATATCAAACCATACGATTTTATCAGCACAGAAACTACTTTAGCAGGAGAATGGTTAGGTAAGATAAACGTCCATCATAATCCTCTATTCGAAGATTTTTTTAAGACAGTATCGCGATCTATTAAAGACTATGTCAGTTTTTTAGGAGTTGAAGAAGAGTTTTTTAGATATTACTTTACAAAAACTTGGTTATCTATCATAGATAGACCCGATTTTCATATAGAATATCATATGCACGCTCAATCAGATATATCTTGGGTATACTATGTCGAAGTTCCTAAAAATGCTGATGCATTATCTTTCGGAAATATACATCTACAAAATCAACTATTTGAGGGTATGATGGATGATGGCAGATTGCAAAAAAATGCAATAGACAATATTAATGGAAGAGATTTGACAGCTCCGCTTTCCTTCTTTAAAGAAAGGAATACAGCAAACTTTACGAGCTTCCATATCCCGCCTTCTCCTGGATTGTTAGTCCTTTTTCCTGGGAAACAAAGACACGGAACTATTGCTCCACCGTATGCAACAGGACCTCAAGAAGGAAAGAGGATAGCTGTCGTAGGTGATGTTGCGATGTTCTTAAAGCCGGAACACTTAGCTTTTGAGTCAGGTAAGATAGATGTTGATCATATGAGGACGTTTGATTAATAATATGTTGACAATGCTGCGATGCTTTACTACAATATAAAGATAATGGAGAGGTGGCTGAGAGGCCGAAAGCACTCGGTTGCTAACTGAGCGAGCCCTAATCCGGCTCCGTGGGTTCGAATCCCACCCTCTCCGCCAATGTATAATGAGGAAACAATGATTTCAGTCGTGATACCAACTATGTGGAAGTTCAGACCTTTCTTACAGTTCTTAGAAGATATGTTAGATTCACCTGCTGTAGGTGAAGTGATCATCATCAATAATGATGCCGTAAAGACGCCGGTAGATCACGTCTTGTCTAATCCTAAGGTCAGGATGTATGATTTCGGGAAGAACATCTACGTCAATCCTGCATGGAACTTTGGCGTGGCACAGAGCAAGTTTGATAAGATCTGTCTTCTTAACGATGATGTGATAGTCGACCTTAAGTTGTTCGCTCGCATGGATAAGTTCTTGAATAATGAGATCGGGTTGTGCGGGATCAGTCCCGGCCTGAAAGAAGAGTTTGGCCAAGTCCCTATCACTTCAGGTGAGATCGATATCGTTCATTGCAATGTGCCATACAATCACAGGACACATTTTGGTCTCGGGACACTGATGTTCTTTCATAGAGATGTGTATATCCCGATCATTGACGGGTTAGATCTCTATTGGGGCGATAACTTCATCTATGATACCCTATTCTATAAGATGAATGAGAACTATCTGATCACAAACTGTTTTTATTATTCTCCAAATGCACAGACAACATCTACTATCCAGAATGCAAACGAGATACTCAAGAGAGAACATATCGTCTATAATACAGACATGCCTGCTATCATAAATGCATTATGGGGCAGCAACAGACATAGGACAGGCCTATAATATGCGTAACAATAATATATTTGAAAGGAACTAAAATGATTAATCTAACAGAAATCGATAAAGCAACAGTCGCTAAGCTATTCCTATTCCACGTATTTATCATTGGGCTATCCAATTATCTAGTACAATTTCCGCAAGAACTTATGGGTGTCCCGTTTACGTTAGCGATGTTTACGTTTCCTCTCGTCCTTGTTGCTACTGATCTTACAGTCAGACTGACTAATAAGACGAATGCTCGTATCGTCATCGCGCTAGCATTCATCCCGGCGATCTTGATCAGCGCGGAGCTTTCTACGCTCCGTATCGGCCTTGCGAGCGCTGGCGCATACTTAATCGGACAGCTATTTGATGTCACGGTGTTCCAACGGATCCGTGAGAAGTTCTCTACATGGTGGATCGCACCTTTCGCATCTTCCATCTTTGCAAACATCCTTGACACATATCTTTTCTTCGGCGCCGCTTTCCATAATAGCGAAGATGAGTTCATGGCGAACAACTGGGTCCATATCGCAAACAATGATGTTTTCTTTAAGATCCTGATTAGCTTGATCATTATCCTTCCTATCTACGGAGTTGTATTGAACTACTTCCAGAAGAAGGCGCTCGCTATCAGCACGAGTAACTGATACAATACGGGGGATTAGCTCAGCGGTAGAGCAGTGCTTTTACACAGCGAAGGTCGGCGGTTCGAACCCGTCATCCCCTACCATAATAAACCCGTCAGGCCTCTCAACGGTGCTGGCGGGTTTTTATTATCATAGTGTTATTTTTGTCTTGCATAAATAATCAAAGTAATATATTATTGTATTTTATAAAGGTGTGAAATGAAAGATTTGATTATTGGTTCTATCACTAAGCTCGGATGGGATAGATGTGAGTACTGGGTTAACTCGATTAACCAAAGTGGATTTGAAGGTGACAAGATCATCTGCATATTCGGAGATCATAATGATCTCGTAAATAATTTTAAGAACAACGGATTTCAAGTATATAATTATAGAGCCTTATCAGATGACGAGAACATATGTGTGACTCGTTTCTTGGCGTATAATGATATATTATCCCACAGCGAACAGAAATATCGTAAAGTCCTTGCTACAGACGTCACTGATGTCGTATTTCAAAAGAATCCCTCTGAATTCTTTGATAGGATGAGCGATAAACTCATCATCGCATCTTCAGAAAATATCAGATATAGAGACGAGAGATGGGGGGCAAATAATATGCGTCTGTCTTTCGGTGATGATGCTTATGACAGGATGAAGGATAGGGTCATCTATAATGCAGGAGTGATTGCGGGTGAACATGATCTGATATCAGATCTGTTCTTAGCAATATACAAGATGTGTGAAAATAGACCTCAGAACATCGAAGGCGGCGGCGGACCTGATCAGGCAGCATACAATTATCTACTCTCATTGTCCCAGTTCAAACAGACAACTAAGTTCATGGAACATGATATCGGATGGGCATGTCAAGCAGGAACTAATGTTGATCCTCATAAGGATTACAGCAAAGTAAATGTTGACAGCTTGCCTAAGATATACGATAATGAGATAGCGACATCCTGGGATAAATCCTATTATATCGTACATCAATATAATAGGAATCCCGTGTGGAAAGAATGCATGGAGAAAAAATATAAAATGGATAATGTTTTTTTAGATTTAGGAACTCATTTTGGCCAAGGATTAAAAGCGTTTGTGCAAAAATATAATATAGATGATAAATGGAAAGTGCATACGTTTGAGGCAAATCCTGAGACATATAATATATTCATGGACGGATATGATGGCATCCCTATAGTTGCTCATAATGTTGCTGTATCAGACAACGAAGGTACGATTGAAATTAGCATGGAAAAGCCTCCTACCGATGAGGGTAATACGGGCATGGGATCTTCTATCATTCCATTAGACAAGTGGCAACCATGGGACAATGCGCTAGTTTACGGTAACAAGCAAGAAGTAAAGTGTATTGATTTTTCTAAATTCATATCAGAAAATTTTACTGTTGGTAATAATATAATTGTAAAGATGGACATTGAAGGTTCTGAGTATCATGTGCTAGAACGCATGATTGAAGATGGCACTATCCGATATATAACCAAGCTATATGTTGAATGGCATGCTTACATGTTCACAAATAAGGGTGAGATGACAGAAAGACAGAATAAAATCATCAATAAATTAAATGAATTGAATATAGCATGGGAGCAATGGCATTGAGTAAATATGAACACGGAATTATACAAAATGATATTGATGGTGAAACGGATTGGTTTTATTATCCTTCCTTAGACCATGCATGGCAAGTTCTCGTACCACATTACCTTGATGATGTTAAAGAAAAATACTTTAAATATGTCGTTAATAAAAAAGTAGTTGTGTCAGCTGGTGGACACATAGGAATGTTTGCTAGATTTTATTCTAAGATATTTGAACGGGTATACATCTTTGAGCCGATACCCTTTCATTTTTTTTGTCTTGTAAATAACAATCAATCTGATAATGTAATTAAGCTGCAATGTGCTCTTGGCGATGAGAATAAACTAGTCGGAATGCATGATCCTCACAGAAAAAATTTAACATATGAAGTCGATCCTAATACGACAAATGCGATCTTTCCTACAATTACGCTAGATACCCTAAACTTAGATGCATGTGATCTGTTACAGCTAGATGTAGAAGGATATGAATTACAAGCAGTCAGAGGTGCAGTTGAAACTATTAAAAAATATAAACCTGTTATTATTTTAGAAAAACCTGTAGGTAATGTAGAATTAGATATCAATCAGCTGATGCGGGAACTTAATTATAATATGGTTGAAACTACTACTCATGACAACATTTGGATACCTTTGTAATAATTGAAATTGGGAGAATATACTATGTCTAAACAAAAAACAGCTCTTGTATTAGGTGCTGGCGGATTTATCGGCAGTCATATGGTCAAGAGGTTAAAGTCCGAAGGTTATTGGGTCCGTGGCGTCGATATCAAGACACCCGATTTTTCTAAATCTGCTGCAGATGAATTCGTCACACGGGACCTTCGTGATGCTGACTCTGTTCGGCGTGTGTTAGAATTCAGAGGCTATCAAGGCAATTTCTCTGATGCTTTGCCGACGGGAAATATCGATACGTTTGATGAGATATATCAGTTTGCAGCTGATATGGGCGGCGCAGGATATATCTTTTCTGGCGTGAATGATGCACATGTCATGCATAATTCTGCGACTATCAATCTCAATGTCCTTGAATGTCAGATGAATATCAATCAGAAGTACGATGTCAACAAGACTAAGATATTTTATTCTTCTTCTGCTTGCATGTATCCTGAACACAATCAGGAAGATCCTGACAATCCGCTTTGTACAGAAGACTCTGCATATCCTGCTAATCCTGACTCAGAATATGGATGGGAAAAGCTATTTTCAGAGCGTCTTTATTTTGCATATAACCGAAACCATAAGATTCCTGTTCGAGTTGCTCGTTTCCATAATATCTTTGGGCCGGAAGGTACGTGGGATGGAGGAAAGGAAAAGGCTCCAGCAGCTATCTGTCGTAAGGTTATCATGTCTAAGGATAATACGATTGAGGTGTGGGGTGATGGCAAGCAGACTCGCTCATTCCTTTACATCGATGAGTGTATCGAAGCAGTTCGTCGTATGATGGAATCAGAGTTCATGGGACCTGTCAACATCGGCTCAGAAGAGATGGTCACTATCAATCGTTTGGTTGAGATCGTTTCTGATGCATCCGGCCGGAACGATCCTATTCGTATCAATCACATTGAAGGTCCTCTAGGTGTGCGAGGTCGTAATTCTGATAACACGCTCATTCGTAAAGAATTAGGCTGGGATTATAAACAGCCGCTTGTTGAAGGTATTGCTAAGACATACGCCTGGATCAAGGATCAGGTAGAAATGAGAGATGGTTCCAATGCGTCATAAGAGAATTATTATTTGGGGATATAAGCCTTATACTAGACATACTCATTCATATATCCATGAGGGGTATTATCGTGCAAGTCGTTCTTTAGGCATTGAGACACATTGGTTAGATGATAAGGATGATTATGATCCTTCATTGTTTGATGATGCGCTCATCATCACAGAACAATGGGTTCCTTTGTTCCTTGCGAAGAACATGCCGCTGTCAATGTCATCAACCTACTTTATTCATTATATGGGAAATCGTCCTGATTGTGGAGAGAATCCAGATGGCGCTTCGATGTATCGTGGCAAAGTTGGTAGATTTTTAGACTTCCGTTATAATGGCGACGGATGGGATGATAAGAATTACAAATATACAATTGATAAAAATAAAGCAGAAAAAATTAGCGAAGGTTCTCGATATGAAAAAGGAACTGATGGTTATGATATTTTCTACTCGACCTTTGCTACTGATTTGCTCCCGAATGAAATCAATCTCTCAGACGTGTATACACCTAAAAAGAAAATTTCATTTTATGCCGGAACTATCAGAGAAGATAATGCATACTTATTTGATCCTTTCATCAAATCATTAGATGAAAAGGGAATCCAATTTGCTTGGAATAACACATGGCAATCGCCATTGACAACACAACAGATCAGACAAGCAATCGCAGAGTCTTATATTGCTGTGGATCTTCGAGGTGAAGTATGGCAAAAGGGAGGATATCTAGCCTGTCGTACATTTAAGAATATAAGCTACGGCGCATTAGGTGTCACCAACTCAAAGGCCTTTGATGACGCTTTTGGTGAAATGGTCGCATATGATGCGGATCCTGCTAACTTAGTAGCAAAAGCCATTCCTAAATTAGAAAATTATAAATTGATACAACAATCAATGGAATATGTAAAGAAGCATCATACGTATGTTAATAGAGTCAACGATTTTGTAAAGGTGGCAAATGATTATGTCTGAATATGAAAAAAATGCTAATGGCGATGAACTAGGTGTATTCTTTATCTGTTTTAAAGAGAGAATTGCTATCGAGAACTTCTTTGAAGTATTCAGAGGAGTATATCCTACTGCTCCTGTCTACTTGTCTTCTGATGGGGGACACGACTATAAATATCTCGAAGAGAAGTATGATAACATCATGTGTGTCCTTGATGAAGAGAAAACAGTCGGTGTGACTGCTCATATCGAGAAGATGATCAAAAGCGGAGATTATGATATTGTCAATCTATTCATGGCATCTATCGAGTTCTTGAAACGAGTCAAGTTAGCATTCGATTATTGCAAAACTGATTACATGCTTTTAGCAGAACCTGATGTTCTTGTTCGTGCTAAGATGACGATGCCTACGGTTGATTGTGTCGGTCCTAAGCCAAATCCGATGCCTGGCCATATCCAGCAATACATTATCGATAATGGTGGCATCAACAACGTTGCTTGGGGCGCTGTTGCGGGTATTATTAAGAGAGAATCTTTTATGAAGATCTATAATAATATCATCAACAATCAGCACAAGATGTTGCAATATCTTTATATGGATCCGCGGATGGCTTGTTATGACTATCTGTTTTGCTTCTTGCTCTCTATTCATGGATTGAGATATGATCCTAATCCTGAGTTAACAGAGTGCGGGAGAAACCCTGATTGGAAGCTTTCTAGCCACCCTCTTCTTCATCAATATATGGAGAAGTATTCTAAAGATGGAGACAATTATAATAAACATTTTGATCATGATGGCGAATCAGTAAAACCGTGGTGTTGAAATGAGTAAAAATGTTTTGATTACAGGTGGTGCAGGTTTTATTGCTCACCACCTGATAAACCATATACTCAACAATACAGAGCTATTACTCCTCTTACTGCTACTCGTATTGGCGCCCCTGATATTATTCTTCATCTGGCCGCTGGTAGTCATGTCGATAGGTCTATCGATTATCCCATGGAGTTTGTCCTTGATAATGTTGTTGGGACTTGTAACATTCTTGATTTCGCTCGTGGATGCAATGGTTCCTTAGAGAAGTTTATTTACTTCTCGACAGACGAGGTATTTGGACCAGCTCCTCCTGGTGTTGACTATGATGAGTATGATCGTTATAATAGCACAAATCCTTATTCTGCAACAAAAGCCGGCGGCGAAGAGTTAGCTGTTGCATATCGTAACACATATAGACTTCCTATTATAATAACTCATACGATGAATGTGTTTGGTGAGCGTCAGCATCCAGAGAAGTTTATTCCTTTGTGTATTAAAAAGATCAGAGATGGCGAGACTGTCACCATTCACAGCGATCCTTCCAAGACAATTCCCGGAAGCAGACATTACATTCATGCTGTAGATGTTGCAGAAGCTATTATGTTTATATTAGATAACGTGGATGATAAACAATATTCTATGATTCCAAAGCTCAACATCGTGGGTAAACAAGAAATAAATAATCTAGAGTTAGCACATATTATTGCTAATGCTCAGGGTAAAGAGTTAAAATATGTCATGTTAGATTTTCACTCTGCCAGGCCTGGACATGATCTTAGATATTCTCTGAGCGGCTTGAGAATGAAAAATCTAGGATGGGAACCCAAGATTGATTTGACTGAAAGGATTAAACAGGTTGTCGATTGGACTCTTAACAGGCCAGATTGGCTTATCACCTAAAGGATGAATGATGTTGAAATATATCGTTGCTTTATTTCTAATGACTTCTGCAGCGTATGCAGCAGAACAACTACCTCCTAAACCTGTCGAGTCCTGTAAGGTTCAGATACCCCACGGGATGCCTGTGACAAATGAGAGCAGCGATATAATCATCTGCCGGACGGGTTACATACTAGCACATGATATCGATGCTCGTATCCCTGACTGGGTGGCATGGACATTGACTCCAGAACGTGTCATCGGTTGTATCCCGAGGACTGACGCATTTGCTGCTGATCAATCTATCCCTAAAAGTCAGAGAGCAGAACTGACAGATTATGATCGTTCAGGTTATGATCAAGGACATCTCGCAAACAATGCGGATCTTTCTTGGGATGCACAAGCACAGAAAGAGAGCTTCCTGTTATCTAACATGAGTCCTCAGCTCCCTTCAGTCAATAGAGGTGTATGGAAGAACCTCGAGCAAGCAGAACGTGCTTGGGTATATGCTACTCAGCATTCGTTCACTATCTATGCAGGTAATATATATTCTAGTGATAGCAAGACGATAGGATCGAATAAAGTAGTCGTCCCTGACTTCTTGTATAAGATTTTAGTTGACAATGTTACAAAAATGTCGTATTCTTTTATAATGCCTCATAAGAACGGGTTGGATTCTGATTTTACGAAGTATCAGACGACTCTATTTGATATAGAGACAGTGTCCGGGATGATATTTCCTGTTCCTGACGATAAGATGAAGATCAATACAGTACCTACGACAGATCTCAGATCTTACGCAGACAAAAAGAAACAAATCTGCAAATAATAAATAAACAATCGTGCTTTTATAGAAAGAACGAGAAGTGAGTAAATTACATCTTACTCATCAACACTAAGGAGTAAAAATGAAGAAACTACTATTAGCCCTTGTATTGGGGTGTAGTATGTCCGTTTCTGCATCATACGCTAAAGACAAGCCTAAAACATACGACACTACACAGATACAACAATTAGTAATACAAATCGCAGAAAGACATAAAGTTCCAACAAATCTTGCGTTAGCAATCGTTGAATTGGAATCAAGATACAACCCCAATGTTATGGGCAAAAAAAATGAATACGGTCTAGGTCAGATCCTCTGTTCTACAGCTCGTTCAATGGGTATGAAGGGTAAGTGCGAGCAACTTCGTGATCCTGAAACTAACTTAGAGTATACGATGTTATATCTTCGTTATGCATTGGATCAAACAAATAATGACATATGCAAGGCAGCTTTTTATTACGGTAGTGGTAAAATCACAAAATCCAATAATACTGCTTATTGTAGGAAAATGCTTACTCATCTAAGATAAGAAATAATAGACGGCAACCTGTATTCAGATTCTTACAGGTTGCCGTTTAATTTATTGGAGGATCGTATAATGGTAGTACTAAGGACTTTGACTCCTTTAATCTAGGTTCGAATCCTAGTCCTCCAGCCAACATTTTAAAGGAACGCATGATGGCAGAAGATAAATTATTAACTTATTTTACAAAAAATAAACTTACTAATAAAAAAAATTATGCACCTCAAGGAGTGATATTTATTTCTGATGAGAAAGCTTTTGTTGGCATGGATCATAAGCAAAGTAAGCAAGGAAAGCCTCCTTTGATATCAAGCGATATATTTGATAGATTATTACCTATAGCAAAACTAGGATTATATTATGAAGGTATAAAAGGAGACGATGTTAAACAGACTGAACCTCTATTTGGTAAGTATAAAGCAAGTTGGGATGATATGTCAGTTAAAAGTGTAAGAGGGCATCCTTCTGAATTCTTATATGCATTATTTTCAAACGATCCTCCATGGAAAATAAAAAATGTGATTATTGGTCCTAAAACAATTTTTGATGCTATGGTCAGTGCGGGTGTGAAGATATCTTCTTTTAAGAAAAGAGGGTTTGATAAAAAAACAGTTGAAGAATTTTTAATAAGCATAAGCAGTTCTGAAATAAATTTTTTAACATTATCATTTCAAAAAGCGAACAATCAAAACGTAGTGAAATTTCTTAAAATGGGTGCAGCAGAAATGTGGCCTCCTGGAGAATGGAAAAATTATCCCAACCCAGCTGGTAAGGTAGCAGAAAAAGCAAGCGATTTCAGAGACAAATGGTGTGCAAAGAGTTCTCCTGCAGGATTATACACAATAGGAGCGGGCCATCTGTTTGCCATATCAAAATTTACCGGCGCTCCTATTATTGGCGGAGAATCAATCAAAACATAAATAATGTAAATAATGTTTTATATGGATCAAAAATATGAAACCGTTCTTATTATTTTTAGAACAAGAAGAATCACACGACAGCGACTTCGAAAAATTAAGATCACATCTCGATTCTATGGGGATTCGGCATAGCATAGGACATCACAAGAGATCTAACTCGATCTCTGTTTATGCGATTGCGGTACCTAAAGAAAAAAGAAATTCAGGCATAGGTACGTCAGCGATGAGAGCGATAACCGCACATGCTGACAAACATGCTAAGAAAGTGACGTTA